CGTCTCGATCATCAAGGGACTCGGCACGGGCGCGCAGCCTGCGGCTATCGGGCACCGCTTGGCGTTTGACTTCTCCGACGTGCGCTTCCTGAAAGACGACGCCAACAGCGCGATAGACCGAGCCGTCAAGATCGTCGAGGCTTTCGGCGTCACGCCGCGCGTGGCCATGGAGTTGGCGGGCATCGAAGACACCAACAGGGACATCGAAGGCCTAGACGAGCGCTGGATTGCCACGAGAGTGCGCCCCTACGACGTGGCCGTCGACCCGGCTATCTACGCACCGAAAGGCGGCGGCATGGCTCCCGAGCCCGCCAAGGCCTTCGAACCCATCACCAAGGCAGCCGACGGCGAGCCGAGCGCTGAGGGCATCGCGGAAGCAGCAGCCAAGCACGAGCGCCGCGCCATGGAGGTCTGGGATAAGCAAGACAGCTTCCTCGCCAAGCGCGAGAAGCCGACCGCGAAGGCGACCGAGGCGGTGCTGAAGAGCTACGTCTTGGCCGTGCGCGCGCGGGTGCGCGAGATCGCCAACGGCAAGCGCTCCGCAAAAACGGTAGCCGAGCAGCGCGTGCAAGACCGCCAGGCAAAGCGCGGGCAGGCTCCCGAAACGGTGCTGAAGTACGTCGCAAGCGATGCCGAGATCCAGCGCGCCTTGGCGCTCAACATAGCCGGGTGGAAAGCGGCCATGACAAGCGGCGTTCTGCCCGAACTCAAGAAGACCATCATCGATGCAGCCCAAGCGCTCAACCTGGAGGTGGCAGGCGGCGAAACTATCCTCGCTTTAACCGATCCCGCCGTGGTCGAGTTCCTGGCCGCCAAGGACTTGACCCTTGTCGAGGGCGCCACCTCAACGCTAGCGAAGGACGTGCAGCGCAAGCTGGTCAAGATCCTTGCGGGCGCCGAAGACGCCACGAGCTTGGCCGACGCGGTGCGCGAAGTGCTCGAAACCCTTGAGGCCGACCTCAAGACCATGGCCGGGCAGATGGGCGCGCGCGCTGAAATGATCGCCCGCACCGAGACCGCAAGCGCCACGAGCTTCGGCCGCACCGAACAAATGGGCATTGATGGCGTCGAGCAGCACGAGTGGATCAGCTCACGCGACGGCGCGGTGCGCGACCACCATGCAGACCTGGATCAAAAGGTCGTCAAGGTGGGCAGCGTCTTCGCTTACGGGCTGGCCTACCCCGGAGACGGAAGCCACGGCGCAGACCCTGGGGACATCGTCAACTGCCGCTGCGCAACAATGCCGGTCATCAACTGAGCACAACCCAAGAACAGAACATGAGCAAAACCCTTTCTCTACACGGCTTCGCAGGCATCGAGCTGCGCGACGCGATTATCGCTGGCATGGCGTCCGTCCATGAACTCGAAGCGCTTGGCGCGGACCCGAAAGAGGTCTGGGCTGCCAAGTCAGAAGGCAATGCCGTCCACTACCGCGGCGGCGCGAAGGCGAGCACGCCAACAGCGGGCACGGAGCGCACGCGCACCTACGTCTTCAGCGATGAGCGCGTCGACCGTCACGGCGACATCATCATGGCCAAGGGTTGGGACGTGGACGCCTTCGCCGCAGTGAGCGGCCCAATTCTCTGGGGCCACAACCACTCCGCGCCGCCCATCGGCAAGTCCTCCAAGCCCAAGCTCGAGACCATCGAAGGCTTTCGCGCGATCACCGGCAACGTCACATTTGCCGAAGCGGAGGTGAACCCGGACGCCGATCTGATTTGGCGCCTCATCGATGCGGGCTTCCTAAAGACCGGCTCGGTGGGCTTCAAGCCGATCGAGGCCAAGGATGGCGACGAGTTGGACGACAAGATGCGCACAAAGCTCGGGTTGGGCCGCTACGGCGTGTTGTTCCTCGCTTGCGAGCTGCTTGAGTTCTCGATCGTCAGCGTCCCCGCCAACCCGGGCGCGCGTGAGATTCAACGCGGCCTCAAGATGTTGACCGAGAAGGGCTTCGCCAAAGACTCGGACATTGACCGCCTTATCAAGACGTATCCGCTGACCGTTGCGCAAGCGCGCTCGCGAGTCAAAGAGCAGGTGCGCAGCTTCGCGCTCTTGGGCGACGACCTAATGGCCAACTTGCGAGCCATGCACGATGCCGAGGAGGCCAAGGCGGCAGCCGAGAAGGCCGAGGCCGACGCGCTCGCAGCGGCGCAAGCGGCTGAGACTGAGACCGCTGAGACTGAGATCGATCAGAAAGAGACCGATCAGAAAGAGCGCGCAGCGGACACCACCGCGCCGCTCGTCGAATCGCTCGCGCAGCTCGTCAACTCCCAAGCCAAGATCGCCGACACCCTCGCCGGTCTCATGGACGCCGTGACCCTCAACCTTGAGGCAGCGGCGGAAACGGCAAAAGCAAACCGACAGCTTGCAGATGCAGTTTACGATCTTGCACAACGTCCAAGCGATCCCGTTGGGGAGAAGGGCACCCGTGGTGCCGTCTCCACGAAAACCGACGATGAAAGCGACGACGACCAAGCGAGCCTTGCGCTTGCCTTGGAGAAGCTGAAAGCCGCTACGGTCGTCCTCTCGGGCGCTCCAAAGCCGCAAGACAGTTAGGCGGGGAAACACCGAGGGCTCGCGCTCTCACACCTCACACATCACACATCCACACCACGGGCAACAAACATGACCGCCACAAACAACCTTGCGCAGATTGAAGCGCAACTCAAAGAAATCACGGCCAAGCACGGCCAAGTGCTTGAGATCCGTCAAACCGTTGACGCCGCCGAAGCCGCGCGCAAGTCGCTGGAAACCACCATCGAGGGCATGGCCACGCAGATCAAGGGGCTCGAAGAAGCCCGCGATCACAACAAGCAATTCTTCGCACCCGGCGCGATGCCCTTCGACCCGAACACGGGCAAAGGCTTCAGCATGGCGCGCTTCGTCAAAGGCGTCATGTCCAAGGATTGGACGGGCTCGCAGTACGAGTACGACGTGCTGAAGTCCTGCAACCTTCTTCCGGGCAGCTACCAGAAGGCGCAGGGAATTCAAGTGGACTCCACGGGCGGCTTCGCGCTCCCGGAAAACCTCGTCCCCGGCCTGATCGCTCTCTTGCAGACCAACACGGTTTTCAACGCGGCGAACATCGGCGTGATGGAGATGCCCGGCGTCCCCGGCACGATGAAGTTCAACCGCATCGGCGCGGGCTTCACGCCGGGCACGCAAGCGTCCGAAGGCGGAACGCTGACCGATTCGACGATGACGATCCAGCAGATCGAACTCGCACCGAAGACGCTCTACACCCTCGTCAAGTGCTCCAACCTAATGTTGGCGAACAACGAGGCGGGTGCAGAGATGTGGATTAACGCGCAGATCAGCCGGGACATGGCCATTGCGCGTGACCGCTGGGTGCTTCGTGGCACGGGCTCGAGCGGCGAGCCGCTTGGCTTGCTCAACGACCCGGACATCGGCAGCGAGTCGGTCGCCGACCCGCTCATCACCTACGCCGAGATCGAAGCCATCCGCCTCGCCGTCGCCAACGCCAACGGCATCATGGGCAACAAGATGGCGTGGGCCGGTTCGCCGACCATGCTCTCGAATTGCCGCCTCGCGCCGTCCGGCTTGGCCGGCGTCGACGTGGTTCGTTTGTCGCGTGGCGAAGCCGCCAACTCGCCGATGATCGGCTATCCGGTCTTCGAGTCGAACAACTTCACCGCTTCGACGGGCGCAGACGCGCTTGTCTTCGGCGACTGGAGCCGCGTCATTGTGGCCAACTTCTCCGGCCTGATGATCGCCGCGAGCAAGGACCGCTACTTCGACACCGACGAGACGGGCTTCCGCGCCATCGAATACATGGACACGCACCGCCTCCAGCCGTCGGCCTTCGCGAAGTCGGCCTAGTCTGACTTCGAGCTAACGCGGCCCCGCTTCGAGCTTACGAGGCTCAACGGGGCGGGGCCGCGAAAGCACACCAATCCCAAACCACGCGAACCCACAAAAACAGGATTCAGACATGAACCAAACACCATCCACCAGCATGAAGCCGATGTACTTGTACTCGGCAATTCCGACGACGACCTTCGCCTCGGTGGCGCTCGACACGCTCGACTTCGACCACGGTTATGCCACGTTTGTGGTTGCCGCGGCCATCGGGGCCGGTGCCGCCGTCACCGGCCTCAAGGTCACTGAGTGCGCCACCTCGGGCGGCAGTTACACCGCTGTCACTGGAGCCACGTTCACGAACGTGAGCACCAGCAACGACGGTGCGGCCGAAATCGCAAGCGTTCGCATCGCGCCGCGCTTGCGATTCCTCAAGGTCGAGGGCATCGGCGGCGGCGCCAACAACTCGGTCATCACTGCCATTGGCGTTTTGACCGGTGCGAGCACGAGCACGAGCTGCGACGCGACCTTCATCGCTGAGGTCTAAGCCATTCCACCTGGGCGGCGGCGGGTTGGCGGTCAATCCCCACTCCTCGCCTGCCGTCGTCTCGGGTCTTGTTTCGCGCACCTCGCGCGGTGAAACTAGGGGAAACCAACCACGCGCCATGGAGGCGTAAAGAAATAAATGGACCTGTTCCGCATCCGCGCCAAAAAGTGCATCGTCTGGCCCTTCGAGATCACCAAGCCGCCGAAGGATATCGCCGCGCGCCTGACACACCTGGGCGTTTCCCGCTGGGGAGTCAATCACCCTGAGTACCGTTCGCTTGAAGCGGGCTACGTCGTGGACATGGACTCTCCTGGCGAGACGTTTTTTTGCCGCGATTCGGCGCGCAACCTTGAGCCGGTTCCGCGTGACGAGTACCCGGCCGCCATCGAAAAGCTCAAAGATCAAGGCCCGATCAGCTGGCAGCCCGCTCTCGATTGGCTTGATGAGCAAGGTCTCCGCAAGGTTAAAGCCCGCCCCGAAGAGGAGGCGCCGGAAGCCGAAGGCGTGCCGCTCTCCAAAATGAAGTCGGACGAACTCAAAGCCCTGTGCGACGCGCTCGAGCTGCCGCACGGCAAGGTCTCAGACATGCGCCTCGCGATCCAAGAAGCCCTCGAGTGCGACGCCGACGCCATGCCCGTGCTGACGCCCGAGGGCGCGGTGGGCCTGCTCGAAGATTCCGAAGCCGACACGGAGGCCACCAAGTGAAGTTTAAGATCAAGGACGACGGCAACGGTTCCCCGCTTTTCAAGACAGGTGAGGAAGACGCCAACGGGCAGCCGGTCGTTTGGGGCCAGGCTGGGGATGTGATCGATGTGCCGATCGATTCGCAAGACCCCGCCATGCGCACCAAAGCAAGCCACTGGCTGCGAGGCAACCACAACCGTGTCGAGAACGTTCCGGCCGCCGCACGCGCGGCGGTCACGGACAAGCCCGCCCCAACGCTCAACCGAGCGATGGAAGGCGGCGTCGTGAACAAGGCCACCAGCGAGAAGAAAGGAGGCTAGGCCCTCGTGGCAACCTTCGACGGTACGACCCTCGCGCGCGTTCGCCTGGCCCTCTTCAAGGCGGCAGACGACACGAGTTTCGACGAACTCCTCGCGCAACTCATCACGACGGCAAGCCGTCAGGTTGAGCGGTGGCTCAACGCGCCCTTCTCTGCGGAGGCGCGCGTTGAGACCTTTACCGTCGAGGACGGCAGCCG